GCTTTAAGAGGTTTGCCTAGTGAAACAATAGCTGGAATTGGTTTAGGAACTGCTAATTTTAGTAAAACAACAAACACTGAAGTTGCTTTAGTCAAAGTTTACGCACCATTAGAAGATACTTCGTGGGATATAACATTGGGTTGCCCAGTATAAAATTATGAATATACAAGATTTGAGAATAGCAATATTAAACGCAGTTACCTTTGGGGTGAGCTTTACGCATATAGAAAATGGTTTAAAAATTATATTATTGCTTTTATCCATAGGATATACAGCACAAAAAATATACGAAACTCACAAGAAAAAAAATGCGAACGATAAATAAAATAATAGTACACTGCTCAGCAACACCAGAGGGAAGAGACGTATCGCCAGAAGAGATTACAAGATGGCACGTTGAGGACAATGGCTGGAGTGACGTAGGCTATCATTTTATAATAACATTGGACGGAGTTGTACATTTAGGCAGAGAAGTAGAAAGAGCTGGTGCTCACGTTAGAGGACATAACTCAGACAGTATTGGAATTTGTTACGTTGGGGGTATGGACGCAGATATGAAGTTAGCAAAAGACACTAGAACAGAAGAACAAAAAGAAGCTTTAGTGGATTTATTGTGCGAACTAAAAGATACTTACGGTGGAGAAATATATGGACACAGAGATTTCAGCTCAAAAGACTGCCCTAGTTTTGATGCTAAAAAAGAATACGAAAATATAAGCAATAGATATTAATGCCTAGTTATAAAGACAAAAACGGAACGACAAGAGTAGGAGATGCTTTAAGGTGGCTTGTAAAACAAGGCAAGGAGGTAGCACCAGAAATACTTAAAATCGCTGGAAACGTCACTGGAATTGAGGCTCTGGAGCAGTTAGCAGATAAGATACTTACCAATAAAACACTTTCTGAAACAGACAAGCAAATGTTATTAGAAGAGTTGCGTTTTGATATGATTGAGATGCAAGAAGTAACTAAGAGGTGGCAATATGATATGCAGTCGGATAGTTGGCTAAGTAAGAATATTCGCCCTCTAAGCCTTGCTTTTTTAACCCTTAGTCTATTTATATATATAATACTAGATAGTTGCTTAGAATCCTTTAAAATAGCTAAGGAGTGGATTAGCTTACTGTCTTCATTACTTCTACTTGTATATGGCGGTTACTTTGGAGCTAGGTCAATGGAGAAAATAAGTAAACATTGGAAAAAATAAATTTTTCAAGTGGACTACATATGAGACTATAATAGCCTAGTCTATAATAGCCTATTCTATAATAGCATTTATATATATATAATAGACTATAATAGACTAGCCTATAATAGCCTATAATAGTAAAAAGAGAAAAATATTTCAATTAAAAAAACAAATTAGCATTTTTTTTATAGCTTTGTAATAAACACAAATAATGGCAAAGAAGAGTAAAAGAAAAAAATTAATAGAAAAACTAGACAATATATTCTCACAATATATAAGGCTTAGAGAAGCTGATAATGGGATTGTAGAGTGTTTTACTTGTGGAAAGAAAGAACATTGGAAAGGCAAAGGAATGCAAAACGGTCATTTTATGAGTAGAAAAAATTTATCTACAAGGTGGGACGAGATTAATTGTCAAGTACAATGCGTAGGTTGCAATGTATATAAATACGGAGAACAGTATAAATTTAGTTTAGCATTAGACAATAAGTACGGAGGAGGAACGGCAGAGGAGATGCTTATAAAAAGCAGAGAAATATACAAGGTTATGGATAAAGAGTTAATGGATAAAATTAAATACTACGAATTTTTGGTTAAAGAATTAATTTAAGGTATATTTGCTTAGCCAGTTTTCTGATTGCTGGTTTGTTATCATTGTTTTGCGAAAGGAGTAGGCTTTATGTTTGCTCCTTTTTTTTGTTTGATAATTTGGTGGATTGTTTTATTTTTTCTATTTTCGTAAGGTAAAACACTAAAAACGATAACATTATGAAATTCTATTCACTTTATGAGAGATTAAAAAAAGATTACAGAGAGCCATTTGATGCTTACTGCAAAAAATATCCAACACTTGGTAGAAGTCTAACGGCAGAGCTTAAAAAAAGCGAGTTTGTTACAAATATGAATTACGGAGATGTGATTGGATTAGGCTCTGTAACTGGCTTTTACGGAAGTCCGTTTGATTTATTTATAGACTACGATATTTACGAGGCAAATATGGAGAAACTTCAAAAGGTATAATATGACTTATAAAGAAGACGTTAAAAGAGCAAATAGTACAGATACAATAGACTACTTAAACGCTAGAGTAGATGCACTGCAAAGAAGAGTTGAGTTTCTGGAGGCTCAGCTAGAAGTATCAAAACAAATTAACTTTAATAAATAAACAATGAAAAAAGACAAATTAATGGAGTTGTACAAAAAGTATAGCTTAGACAAAGACGATTTTTTTAAACATCAACATTACACAATTATTACTCGCCAAGGTATTGACAAGATACAGGCTTTAGAACAAATGAGCGTTTCTTATGAGGTGGTGCAGTGTGCTCCTAATTATGCCGTTTTTAAAGCGTATGCAGAGAAAGACGGAAAAAAGATTGAAACCTTTGGTAGTGCATTGAAAGGCGAAAATTACAAAGACGGAAATACTAATAGTTGGTACGTTGCAGAAATGGCAGAGAAAAGAGCTATGAGCAGAGCAGTCTTGAAACTTACTGGTTTTTACGAGTTAGGAGTTTTTGGAGAAGACGAAAGCGAATCATTTAAAAGAACTTAATATGAATAGTGGAACTATAAAACACATTGATTCAGACGGACAGTGGAATGGATTGAAAAAAACTAAGGTTACTTTTAAAGACGGAAGAGCTTACACTTTTTTCTCAAAAGGAGATTTTAAAGGCGATATTGGAGATACAATAAAATACACAGTTACTAATGAGGATATGTATAATGCTAAGTTAGTGAGGGTTGATTGGAAAAACAAAAAAATATCGGAAGAGTTTGAAAAAAATGAGAATGAAGAAATAAATATAAATATTTCAAGCGAAAATTCTTATATTGTAAAGCAAAACTGTATAAAAGCATCAGCTAATTTTAATTCAAATAGAGTAGCAGATATAGATGATGTGATAAAAGATGCAGAAAAAATGTATAACTGGATTAATAAATAAATAAATAACAAACATTATGAATGAAAACAACAACAGTGAATTTATGAACTTCTTATTTGCTAGAAAAGGCAAGTTTGATTTTATCGTAACAAATGTATCAGTTAAAGCTGATGAGATGATTGCTTGGCTAAAAGCTAACAAAGAACAAGCAGAAAAAAATAATGGGTTTTTAACTTTTGATATCTTAAAAGCTAAGAGCGACCCTAACAAAATGTATGCTAAGTTTTTTAAGCCTACTGAGGGTTACCAAAAACCAGTAACGGCTAAAGAGCATATGCCTGATAGAGAAAAAGCTGACTTACCATTTTAATAATTAGGCTATCGAAAGGTAGCCTTTTTTAATACAAAACAATGACGATAAACTATCCAGAAACAATAGAAAAACTCAGACAGATACGTAATGGAAGTATCAAAGAGGGTTTAAAATTAGATATACCAGACATAGATGAGCATATAAGATTTAAGCCTAGTAATTTTAATGTAATACTAGGACAGGCTAATGTAGGTAAAACCTCAGCAGTCTTATTTTTAATGCTATGTTATTCAATAAAACACAAAAAGAAATGGCTAGTGTTTAGTAGCGAGAATGAGCCTCACTCTATTGTGCGTAAGTTAGTGGAGTATTTGGCTAAGAAACCTATTAATTTAATCGAAGAGCTAGAGTTTATAGAATATACAGATTTTATAGATGACTATTTTAAAATAATTTCTCCAGACAAACTATACACTTATAGAGATTTACTAGGGTTAGCAAAAAGTTACAAAGATGCTTGGGACTATGACGGTTTTATGATTGACCCTTACAATTCAATAGTAAAAGACCCAGAGTTAATGAAGAGCATTGGAGGTCACGAATACGACTACCAAGCTACTACTGAGTTTAGAATTTTTTGCAAACAAAACAAGATAAGCATTTGGTTATGTGTTCACGCAAATACTGGAGCTATTAGAATGTTACATAGAATAGACCATAAATACGCAGGGTTTCCGTTGCCTCCACAAGCTGGAGACGTAGAGGGTGGCGCTAAGTTTGTTAATAGAGCTGACGATTTTTGGGTTGTACATAGATACGTACAACACCCTACTGATTTTATGATTACTCAGATTCACGTAAGAAAAGTAAAAGAGGTTGAGACTGGCGGAAGACCTACTCCTATGGACTTTCCAGTGCCTTTAAAATCTGTAATTAATAACGTTGGTTTTAGTATTTGGGATAAAAATATATTGCAAAAAATAGAGGAAGAAACAAAAGCTATAAGTTTTTTGAAAAAGATATAGTATTTATTTGTATATTAGTCAAAAAATTAGTAATGATTATATACACATTTTCGGTTTTTGTGGTTTTACTCATAGGACTACTAGCCATAACAGATAAATTTAACCCAGCTTTACAGTTTTCTTTTATAACTGGGTTGGGTTTTCTTTTTTTATATGATGAAGATAATACAGAAGAGGGACAACAAATAACTTTTCAACTAATGGTTGCGGTTGTTTTAATCACAATAACCTACATAAAGCCAAATGCTGGAAATATTACATAAATACGATAGACTCTGGATTAA